GAGGTGGAGCTGACGGATGACCTTCTACCCCTGGACCTGGACGCGGATCTTGCAGGAGCAACCCTCTACGATTACATCCGCCTGGTCGTCTCCGAAACCCTTGCGGTGGGGCGGTGCTTGACCCTGGTGGATTGGTCTGATGAGTTCGAGCGGCCTTACCTCACCCTCTATCGGGCCGAACAGATCCGGAACTGGAAGTTCGCGCGCATCAACGGGCGGTGGACGTTGAGCCTGCTGGTGCTTGCAGAGACGGCTCCGGCTGACACTGATGATCCGTACTCCGCGGAGGTCGTTCAACGGCTCAGGGTACTCGCATTGGATGAAGAGGGACTGGTGGTCCGGGTATATGAGGCCCAGATCGTCGATCGGAACAGGGAGTGGGTGCAGATATCGGAGACGCGACCACAGCGGGCAGGCAAACCATTGGATTTCATCCCGGTGGTATGGCACCAGACGACCGACAACGTGGATGAGGTGCCGAAACCGCCGTTGACCGACCTGATATCGCTCAACCTGCGTCACTATCAGCTCAGTGCTGACCACAACCACGGATTGCATTTTGTCGCCCTCCCAACCCCATGGGTGGCCGGATTCAAGGCGGGCACGGAACTCCGGATCGGCTGCGGGGTGGCCTGGGTGTCGGAAGACCCGAATGCGCGGGCCGGGTTCCTGGAGTTCTCGGGGACCGGGCTGGGGGCGATCCGGCAGGAACTGGACCGACTGGAGGCGGCGATGGTCCTGATCGGGGCCAGAATGCTGGAGGCGCCCAAAAGGGAGGCGGAAACGGCGGAGGCAATCCGGCTCCGGATGGCAGGGGAGGCCGCCCTGTTGGGTGGCATTGCGGCGGGACTGTCGTCCTCCCTCACCAAGGTGTTGGCCCTGTGCAGGTGGTGGGGGAGCCCGGCGATTGAGCTGGTCACGGACGTTGATGACGTGGCCATCGAGCTGAACACCGACTATGAGGTCAGTCGCATGAGCCCCGCCGAACTCCAGGCACTGGTGGCAGCCTGGATCCAACGCGGGATCTCCAGAGAAACCCTCTTCTACAACCTCAAGAGGGGCGAGATCATCCCGCCGAACCGTGAATTCGAGGAGGAGATCCAGCTGATCGAGGCGGAGCTGAACGGATCTCCGCAAGGCTCACAGGAGGAACAAACGGAAGGGGGTGCGACCTGATGCCATACGAGATCAAGCGCCAGGGACGATGGTGGGTCAAGGTGAACACGCAAACCGGTCGCGTCGTATCCAAGCATCGCACGAAACGGCTGGCCCAAGCGTCCGTCCGGGCGTACTACGCATCCAAGGCCAAGACCGATAAATGACGGTCAACCAGAAGATCCTCGACATGGTCACGGGCCGCGCTGTCAGGCTCCAACGCTTCACCGCCACACAGAAGCGGGAGATCCTGGCCGGGCTGCAGAAACTGTTCGGGGACCTGGTGCGGGAGCTGCGCGACCTGTCTCCGATCGACGTCATGGCCCCTTCCCTCCAGCAGAAGCGGCTCCTGAAACTTTCCGCCATCGTGGCCGATCTGATCGATCAAGGGGTGAAGGACCTCCGCCGTGCGCATGACCAGGCCCTGGCCGAAATCGCAGAGCTGGAGGCCCTATGGTTCCAGAAGGCGGCAAACAAAGCGGTCGGGGTGGACATCATGACAGTGTCGCTTTCCCGTCAGCAGGTCCGGCGCATCGTGTCCGATACCCTGATCGAAGGAGCCCCGTCCAAAGAATGGTGGGCAAAAATTGCCGATTCAACCCGACAAACGTTCGTCAATACGGTCCGGGCAGGTATGGCCAAGGGGCTGCCCACAGAGGAGATCGTTCAGCAATTGATCGGCACGAAAGCGCTCCCGGGGGCCCTGGCATCCACGGAAAGGCAGGTGGAAGCCCTGGTTCGGACATCCGTCCAGACCGTGGCCAACCAGGCCAGATTGGACCTCTACGATGAAAACCAGGACGTGCTCAAGGGCATTCAATGGGTGGCCACCCTCGATAACCGGACCACCATAATCTGCATGGGCCTGCACGGGAAAGTGTGGTCGCTACCCGATTATGAGCCGGTGGACCACGATATCCCCTTCCCGGGCCCAACCGCCCATTGGAACTGTCGATCGACCCAAGTGGCGGTGTTCCGTTCTTGGCGTGAGCTGGCGCAATCCAGAGCGGTCCCAACGGAGGCCGGGGGCCGGTCCGACATCGAAACCCTGTACGAACGCAACCTGATCGAACAAGGCTTCTCCAAGGAGGAGGCGGCCGGGATCCTCCGCAACGCAAGAGCCTCCATGGATGGGGAGGTTCCACGGGCGCTCACATTCGATGAATGGCTGTCCACCAAGTCCAAAGCGTTCCAGGATGAGATGCTGGGGCCCGGAAGAGCTGAGTTGTGGCGATCCGGCAAGCTCACCCTGACCGAACTCCTGGATCAGAACGGCCGACCATTGCCCCTGGAAGTCCTCAAACGCAAGTATGGGAGCCCGGATGACTGACCAATACGACCCAACCAAGGTCAACCCTGACCTGTACAGGCGGGACCCGGATAGGCCGGCCCGTTCCCCCAAAGACCTCAAGCCCCGCCCATACTCAGAGACCGAACGATGGCTCCGGCTGACAGCGGACATCGGCGAAATGGTCAGGCATATCCTGGTCAACATGAACACCCTTGAGCTGGTCAGGCAACCCCTGGTATGGGACTTCTTCGCAGATACAGCCTACTGGTGGGAGGTCCGAAAAAAACTTGACCTGCCACCCAAAGCACAGATACGATACCGGGCGTGGTGGGAGCTCATCCTCGCCATCCGGAGGATCGTGGGATATGAGGGGGACTGGCACAGGTTCCGGCTCCTCCAAGCAGTGGCTTACGCGCACGCGACACTCGCAGCAGAGGCGCGGAGACGGGATGGGGCGCCATGGGTGCCGGTGGCTCCACAGCGTTTTGGCCTGACGGATGAGCAGGGATCAGAGATCACCGAGCTGGTTCGGTCAGGGTATGAAGGGTTGATGACTGGGGCTTGACATACGAGCCCCGATAGGCGAAAGGTCAGGCAATGGCAGCGCTGAAGTACATCGTTAAAGACCTCGGTGAGGTCGAAGAGCGGTTCAGGGAGCTGTATCAGGAGCGGACCAACGATGACGGCTCCAAGATCTACGTGCTCCAGGTAGAGGGCGCGGCGCCGGTGGAGCGGGTGAAGGAGCTGCAGGAGCGGCTTGCCACGTTCCGCAAAAACAACATTCGGCTGGCGGAGCGGCTGAAGGTTTTTGCGGAGGAGGCGGGGATTGAGCTTTCGGACGACATGACCCCCGAGGACCTTGCCGACATGCTCAAGGCCAAAAAGAAGGAGATCGAGGAGGCTCTGAGCAAAGGGAAACGACCTGACCGGGAGGAACTGGAGAAGCAAGTGCAATCCCGGCTTGAGCAGCTCAAGGCTGCGATGCAGAAGGAGCTGCAGAAGGTCCAGGCAGAACGGGATGCCCTGTTCCAGCAGCTGGAGCGCAAGGTGATCGAGACGGAGGTTGTGGGGGCGGCGTTGAAACGGGGGTTGCGTCCTTCGGCTCAACTGGATCTCGTCATGCGTGCGCGACAGATTTTCCGGGTCCGGGATGGGAAGCTCCGTGCTCTTTCCGAGGACGGGGAGACGCCCATTTACGGACCGGATGGGGTGTCGGAGCTCACTGTTCAGCAGTGGATTGATCAGCTGGCCAGCAAAGAGGCTCCGCATCTCTTTGAGGCAAACAGTGGGGGCGGTGCTCCCGGAGGTTCCGGCGGTGCCGGGCGAAATGGCTGGGGAGGCGGTCCGAATCCCTGGAGGAAGGATTCGTGGAACGTCACCCGCCAAATGGAACTGATCCGGCGCGATCCGGTGGCGGCCCGGCGTCTTGCGGAGGAAGCCGGTGTGAAGTTACCCGCGATCGGGTCGGTCCGGCAAACCACGGGAGGGGTAAATGGCTAACCAAAAGGTCCAACTTGCAGATATCATTGTTCCGGAGGTCTTCGAGCAGTACGTGATCGAGCGTAGTGCCGAGAAGACCAACTTCTACGACTCAGGTATCGTCCAGCGGACGCCGGAGTTTGACGCGCTTGCGTCCGGGCCGGGGCGGCTGGTGGATATGCCGTTCTGGAAGGATCTTGTGGGTCCGCGGCAGATTTTGTCCGACACCAACCCGATCGAGACGCGCAAGATCGTGTCGGGCAAGGACACCGCGCGCATCCACAACGATGCGAACTCTTGGTCCGTCACTCTGCTGGCAACCCTCATGGCCGGGGACGATGCCATGGAGCGGATCATCGATCTGGTGGCCGACTACTGGGCCCGGGAAACGGAGGCCATGCTGGTCTCGACCATCAAGGGCGTCCTTGCGGCGTTCGATGCGGAGGCGGGTGACCCGAACCTGCTGAAGATCGCATCCGAGTCTGCTGCGAGCGGTGCCACAACCACCGCGAACGTCCTGAACGGCATCAACTTCATCAACGCGAAGCAGAAGTTGGGTGATGCCAAGGACCAGCTGGTGGCGATTGCCGTCCATTCGGACGTGGAGGCCGACTTGCTGAAGCAGGATGAGATCCAGTTCATCCCGTCCTCGGAAGGGAA